GCGTCCCGTGCCCTATGCGGGGGTTGTACTTGAACACCTCGGGATAACGCACGCCCTCGACGCGCACCGTCTCGTCCGGTGCGCGCAGCACCAGCTCCCGCACCAGCCCCGTGATGGCGATCTCGTCCCCTAGACCCCCCCAAAATTTGATCGTCGCCATCACTCCCCCTTGCTGCGTCCACTCACACGCGCTGAAACACGGCGGCGCCGCCCCAATCCCAGTCGGGAATCCACCCCCCGAAGAGCCGGCAGTAATCCACACGCTGCGTTCGGGCGGGCCCGAGGAGTCTCCAGCCCGTCATGGCCGGGTCGATCTCGGCGTCCGCGTCCGTCGCGAGCAGCCCTAACCGATCCAATGCGACTCGACTCGCCGTGCCGAAATCCGACCGCGCTTTCGGCCCGTGCCCTTGGTAATCGCACTTCCCCTGCGCGCGGGGCGCGAGGTCGTGACAGAAGACATAGCCACCAACCCGGACACGCGGCGCGAAGTTCAGGAAGTCGAGCATGACGTGGTTCGCACAATGGCACCCGTCGATCACGAGGCAGTCGAAGGTGCGCGTGGCGATCTGCAGGTAGGTTTCGGCCGAATCCCCGTCGCACATCTGTGCGTGCTCGAATGGCGGGATCACGCCCATGTCGCGCCCGGAATCGAACCCCACATAGTCGATCCCGCGCCCGAGGCCCGCCAGGTATGCCTGGATACCCCGCGCGGTCGCCCCGTCGCGTACCCCGATTTCGCAGAACCGGATCGGGGCATCCCCCACTGCATCCGCTGCCGCAAGACAGAGCATGCGCTCCATGACCTGGACATCACATGGCGTGAGCAGCCCGTAGGCCATGATCCATCCCCTCCAACACCGCCGTCGCCACGTCCTCGACGCTGACCCCGTCCAGGCACGGCTTGCGCAGCGTGAAATCCACCATCGTGCCGTACGGGCAATTTTCCGTGTTCTTGTAGCACGGGGCGCAGTGCATCGGCGGCAAGTAATTCACCACCCGATGAAATGGCGGGGCCAAGGCCACCGGGCCATCGGTGCCTGGCCACACGATGGTGGCCGGAGCCCCCACGGAGGCCGCCAGCCACATGGGGCCACTCGCACTGCTCACGTTCATCGTCGCGTGCGCCATGATGTTCGCGACCGCGCGCACAGACTTGCCCCGGTAATCGGCGTCGCACGGCAGCACCGCCCCGCCCTCTGCGCGAAGCTGCACGGTCACGAGGCCCGCCTCGCGCAGGCGTCGCGCCAGCTTCGCCCACCGATCAAAAGGCCAGTCCCGGTTCTGGCACCATCCGGCCGTATCGGCCGAGATCGTGACATAGGTCGCCGGCAAATCGGGTCGGACCTGCTCGGCCTGGCGCAGCGTGAGGTAAGGGCGAATGCCACGTATCGCGGGCGGCGGAACGCCAACCTGCTCGCACATCCACTGGATGATGTGACCCTGCACGAGCCGCATGCCCTGACCATCGAGCGCCGCAAAGGTCCGCTGTGTCCCGTGCACGTACGGGACAAACGGCACGACGCGGACCCCGTACGGATTGTCGATCCAGACCTCGGGGTACGCGACCACGACCTCAATGGCTTCGTGCGGACGCGCCGCGCGCACCGAGTGCACCAGCGCCAGGATCGCGAGACTATCGCCAAGGCCGGGCCCGCCGGCCACGAGCCTCACCGGGACACCGGCTTCCTCTTCCGTTTCTTCTTGGTCGGCAGCGGCGCGACCTTGGGCAACCCCGGCGGTTGCGGCAACGTCATGCTCGGCCACGCACTGAACCGGTCACCACCCACCCTAGATCGCCTCCACGTCCCACGCGAGCGGAACGAACGCTGCATACCCCTCCTGCACTGGAGAGCGCAAGGCTCGATGTGTCGCAGCCCAGCGCGCCTCCATGGCCTTGAGGGGTTGCGTCTCCAGATCCCGGACATGGCTGTCCTCGGGGAACGGGCCCGCCTCCACCCAGTCGTCCTCGTAAATGTGACGGTCATCCACCAGCACGATCGACTGCGCGAGTCCCGGATAGGTGGACACGACATCGAGTTCCACCGGAAGCGGCAGTGTCGTCCAGTCGCCGGGGATCTTTGGATAGTGCGCGTCCAGCCAGAACATGGCCGGGGCCCCGTCCATGCCCGCGAGCGCCACGGGGAGCTGGGTCGTGGAGTCCCCGACCAGGACCCGGACGCGCGGGTCGTCGGCAAACCGTCGCCGCGCGCCTGCCGCCATGAGCGGGTCGATCTCGATGGTCCACAGCGTGCGGAAGGGCGCCCGCGCCGCAATGCCGACTGCCTCTCCGAACTCCGTGCCCGTCTCTACGAAGTGCGCGAGGCCGTATTGGAGAGCCCAAAACTCAACCGGGAAATAGTACAGGTTACCCACACGATGCCTGTTCTTCTGGCCGCCGAGGGCTGCCGTCGAGGCGGTCGAGTGACGCGTGGCGTGTGCGGATCACGTGCCGCGACAAGCCGACGCGCCAATACTCGCGCGCGTTGATGTACTGCTTGGACGTATCGAAGATCCACCGCTCGGCTCGCTGGCCGTGCGGGATGTGAATCAGGAGTCGCACCAGTGGGTAGAGCCACGGCCAGCGCACGACCGCGGACCACCACTTATGGAGCCGGCCGATCGCCTCGCGGTTCTTGATCGGGAGGCAGCTCTCGTCAAAGAACGTCGCGTTCGCCAGGTAGCGGAGCTTCTCTTGGCTCTCGACCAGCCCGATCTTCACGACATAGTCTGCAATGGCCGTCCCCGGATAGACCTGTAGCAGGCTACACCACGACAACGTGGGCTTGCAGGCGATGTTGAAGCGCAGTGTTTCCAGGGCGTCCGCGAGCGGGTCCGCGACCGGCAAGCCGAGGAGGTTCTGCATGCGGAACTTCACGCCGTGCCGATGCAGGGTGGCGACGCCGCGCTGAATCAGCTCGTTCGGTTCCTTGCGATCGAGAATCTGCTGGCGCGTCTGCTCGTTGCCGGACTCCACCGCGAACGACGCAATGTGGATTCCGGCATCCTTCAGCATGCGCACGCGCTCGTCCGTGATGAGGTGTGGGCGGAGCTGCGCAAAGAACGGGAAGGCACGCCGACGATAACGCGCCCGGAACCGATCGAGCCACTTCAGATCCACGCCGAAAATGTCGTCTTGAAACGAGACGAACTGGCCCCCGAAATCGCGCATGACGCGCTCGATGTCGTCACAGAGCCAGTCGGGATCGTGGTAGCGCAACCCCGTGCCGTGCATCATCTCCAGCCAGACCGGATTGCTGTTGTAGCAATTCGACACGCCCACGAGTCCCGCCGTGTAGCTGTGCTCGGCCTCCACGCCAAGATTGAATACGGGACCCACGTACGGCTCGCGCGTGACACTCTTCACGCGGAGATACACATCCGTCGCCGTCACGCGCATGAAGGTGGCCTTGCGGCGCATGTCCGTGGCGGGCGGCTTCGGCGCCGCACCCACCGCGAGGCGATCGTCAGGGGCCTCGAAGGCCAGCGTCCAGCACGGGTAGTTCGCGCGTACCACGCGCCCGTCGATGTCGGAGTCTGGCACCTCCCGTACGAAGAGACTCGGCCGCAATCCGACAGAGGCCGCCAGCAGGAACCCCTGCAGGGCCAGCGATGCGGAGGCGGTCCCAAGGCGGCCCTGCGCTTTGTAGCCATCCCCGTCCATCCACGCCCGCAGGAAATCGAGCCGATCGGCCCGGGGCCAGCCGAACACTTCGACCGGGAGCCGCTTGGTTCCCGCCCCGTGACCAAAGAGATCGTCCAGGCGATCACACACATCGCGTCGCGTGACCTCCACATGCGTCCCCGGCCCCTGCGTCACGAGCCGCGCCTCGTGCCCGGACCAATCCTCCAGCAACGCCCGCGCCTCGTCGATGTAGGGCACCTCATGCGCCCCAAAACTCAACCGCACGCAACTTCCTCGCCCTGAGCGCGAGATGCTCCCCTCGGCAACATACAACCCGGCGAGCCTCGGGGGGATCATGGGCTCGCACGCGGGCACCGCAGGGATCGGGAGGCGGACCCAGTCGTCCACCTGCACCGCGTCGAGCCGCGTCAGGCCCCGTTCGAGGTGAATCTCATGGTTGGGCGTCCCCGTCAGCGGGACGGCGTGCTTCCAGAGGTCGATCGTCACGAGATCGCCCGCATAGTCGCGCTCGTGAAACTGCGACACGATCCGGGGATGCCCCTGTGCATCGAGCACCGCCACCATCGCGCGTGCGCGGACGATGTCCCGGATGGGGCGCATGCCTTCCGTGGTGTGCACCAGCGTGTCACCCGTGAAGCAGTAGGTGCAGCGATACGGACACCCGCGGCAGGCCATGAAATTGCGAATCGGGTTCTGCCGGATCTCGGGGAACGCGTCGTACAGCACGGCGCGATCTGGCGGCACGAGCGCGTCCAGGTTCCCAATGAGCGCCGATTCGGTGGGCGGGGGCGTTCCGAGCAAGAGACTGGGGAGCGTCTCTTCGGCCTCGCCACGGAGCACGGTATCCGCGCCCTCGAAACCCTCCCCGAAGAACAGGAAGTGCGGGCCCCCCACCACGACGCGCAGGCGCGGGTTCGCGTCGCGCGCGGCACGGGCGAGTCGGCTCCATCGCCCCTCGTCGCCCGTGATGACCTGCAAGCAGAGTGCATCGATCCCGAGTCGCTGGATCGCGGCCAGCGCGCCGGATTCCGGGCTCGCAAAGACGGTCATCCCGGCCTGCCGGCAGGCGGCGATCAAATACTCCAGGCCGAGCGGCTCATGGCTGGCCCCGTCATGCGTGACGAACAGCACTCTCACGGGAGGGGCCCCATGAGGCACAGGCCATTGCGCCCGTTGGAGAAGGTCGGGAGGTCCACGTAGGGCACGCCCCATTGCTGCGCGCACGACCGCGCCCCTCCCTCCAGTCCACAGGCTTGAATGTCGTCCCCGATGATCCACCCACCCGGCGCCATGCACTGACGCGCGAGCGCCATGTCATGCAGGAAGGCCACCGGGCCGTGGTCACCATCGACGTGAAAGAGATCGACATTTTTCGCCGGCAAGCGATCCATGCCCTGCGTATTGAGGGAGTACAGCATCGCGTCCACCTGGAGCCGCGCCATCATGCGCCGCACGACCTCCAGGCATCCGGGCACATAGCTCTCGTTATCCCACCCCTTGACGACGAGGCGTTCGTGCGCGCCGTTCGGCGCCGCACGCGATCCCTCCACCATGGCCTTGAGGCTGTAGCCATACCGCACGCCAATCTCGGCGATATGCGTCGGGCGTAACGCGTGCGCTAACGCGTAGTACCATCCGTAGTAGGTGGGGGCGGAGTCGAGCCAGCGGAAATCCGCGCGGTCGGTCCCCTGCATGTCCTCTCCGAGCAGGCGTCCGTCGAAGCCCTCGGGAAGCGCAAGCCAGTTCGTCCATGTGCGCGCCAGGAGGTCAGGTAGCGTCATCGTGGCCCCTCACTGTGTCGGCCCTGTCGGATCTTTGTAGAGGAAGCGATATTTAATGAGGAACGCCACCTGCACGGCGATCTGCGTCTTGAAGATCATGGTCCCGACGTTGCCGTACTCGGTGTCGAGCGCGCGGCCCCCGCGGGTCGGGTCCGCCATGAGCGCCTTGTAGACGTCGCCCATCATGCCGTTCAGCTTCGGGCGGATGTCCTCATCGCGCAGCGGGCGCGCGTCCCACAACTCCACCGTGGCTCCTGCGTAGCGGTACTCGAACGGCAGGGAGCGCCGCTCTGGAGCCATGTAATCATCCGTGAAGTAGACCGCGGCAGCCGCGAGTTCGAGCGGATTGAACTCGCTCGTTTTCCACGGGCAGATCGTGTTCAAGTCCACGGAGAACCCCGCACCACGACGGATGACCGTGAGCGAGTCCGCGACGTTCACCTCGATCAGCTCGCGGATCGTCTCAGCCGCCATTCACCACCACCGCCACCACCACTGCGGCGTTCCTAGCCCGACTTCGAGTTGATAACAAGCCGCTCAAGTGCGCGCGTGACTCGATTCCACAGGATCGGCAGATAGATTTTCGCGGTTCTGCCGAACGGATGGCGAGCAGGTATCGTCACCGACTGGAGTAGCCGCCACATGGGGGTAATGTGCTTCCCTGTCCCGGTCATCCAAAATCCAGCCTCCCTGCCCTGCTTGTCAGGCTTCGGGAGGAACCAGAGTTTTTCCGGGAAATCACGCGGCGATTGGTAGGACTCCGCCTCGGGGTTGAGCGGAATGGCCAGGAACTTCGTCCGTGTTGCCCGGATCGCCGGAAACTGCCCCGACCCGCCTGCCCCGAATTCGTGCACCGGCAGATACCGCGCCGAACGGTAGCGCTGGTCCTGCGTCAGCTCCCCCCGGATCACCCCGCCCGGCTCGCTCGCGACCCGCACGCGCAGGGAGCCGATCAAGTTGCCCGTCCGCATCTTCAGGCGCGTGGGCGTCGTGCCACCGGTGAGCGCGTTCTCGATCATCCACGTATGCGCCTGCTCTAACGTCGTGAGCATGACCTCGCGGATCTCGGCGCTGATGCCGCGCTCGATGCGCAGGAGCCGGGCATTCAGTGCGGGCCCGCCGCGAATGCGCAGGCCGACTGCGACTCCCGCCATGGCTCACGCCGCCGATGAGGTCAGCACGCCGCTGACTTCCGAGAACTTGTACCCGCGAATCAGGTCCCAGACATCCTTCGGGAGCCCCGTCAGCGCGTCCGTGTCGTCGTTGCGGGCCTTCTCTTCCGACCGCGGGCTCTTCGACTCGATGATGCGCAGCGCCAGCATGCGGCACGCGATGTCCACCTCGATCGGCGTGGTCACATAGCCCGCGACGTAGCTGACGGTGATGTTGCGGCGTCCCGCCGGCCAGACGAGGGCACTCGTCGCGAGATCGTCGAGCGATCCACCCAGGTAGACGAGCGCGGTGGCGGACGGGGAAATCTCGTAGCTGTCCGTCGCGAGGTCGGACCCCCCGATCGCCACGGCCGTCACGCTGGTGATCGGCGCCTGCCGCAGCCGCAGGAGCGACGAGCCCGTGCCGCTGTAGACCTCGGCCGTGTGCGTGGCCTGCTTGAATGTCCGCCGGCAGGCCGTCTCGATGCGGTTCGAGGCGGCGTTGATGGCCTCCTCGACGAGCGTCTGTAGGTCGCCCAGCGCGCGCCCCTGGTCGATGGGCGCCCAATCGCGAAAACTCGCGGTCGATGTCAAAGCCCCAGCGCTGATTCCCATCTAGTCCCCCAAAAACAACGGGGAGCCCTGTTTGCCCAGGCTCCCCGTTCCACTGTCCGCATTGCCCACCACCGGGCGCCCGTGGCTATTGCTAGCGAGGGGCGACCGCAAACACGAGCTTGTCGTTCGTCGCGAAGCCGGTCAGCTTGACGACGACTGTGTCCGTATCCACCGCGATGACGTCGCTGGACCCCAGCGCGACACCCGTGGTGAGGTTGATGACGCCCACGATGTGATCCCGTCGCTTGACCCCCGTGAGGGCGCACTCGCCCCCCAGGACACCGCTGAGCGCGATCGGAGTCGCGTTACTGACCGGGCGGGTGTCCGCCACGAGCGAATCCAGGTCGGTGACCCGGATCAACTCGGAGGCCGGCTGCCCCGCGAATCCGACGTTGACGAGATCCTCGATGAAGTCGGGTCGCGTGTCGATCATGGAGCCCCGGAAGTGCTCGTAGATCATGGGGCGCAGCTTGTTCGTGCCCGTGCCGTCCGATGAGAGCAGCACGTATGACGTGCCCGCCACCGCATCCGCCTTCGTCAGGTGGACGCGATACGAGGCCGCGACGTTGCTGGCACCGACGCCCAGCCAGTACGGCGAGCCGGCGCTCAGGCCGCCCGGTAGGCCGCCGCCCGTGTTCTCCAGCATGAAGGGACCCGCGCCCTTCTTGTACTTCGTGCCGGCGACCCGGACTTCCTCGTAGCCCGCCGCGGACTGCGCCGTGATCGTGGCTGCCGTGGCGTTCATGTCCGGGAAGAACACGTCCAGGTCGAAGAGGTTCGCGTCCGCCGCCGAGCGCGTCACGGTGAAACGAATCTTCGCCCCGTGCGACCCTGGAAGCCGCGCATCGATCCGCAACGTCGTGGACGTGGCGTCACTGACGGCGACCGTGCCGACAGTCGAGTTGGCCGTGATCCCTGGTGAGAAGCTGGCGCTCTTCAGCGCAAGCCCCTGCAACTGGTTCAGCACAGCGGCGAGCGTCCCGTCTACAGTGCCCGCTCCGCCCTTCAGTACGGGCAGTGCCCGCAATCCATCCGCCATGTTGTCCCCCTTCGCTTACGGGGCTTAGGCCCCGAGGTCCTGTCCGGTCATGTCCCCGCGCCCGCTATCGTCACTCGGGTTGAGGCCCCCACTCTGTTCGATCTCGCTCGCGATGCGCACGATGAGATCGGGATTCTCGTCCACGTCGAGCGCACTCGGCGCGGCGGCACGTACCAGCTCGGCCAGTCCGCTGATCCGAAATCGCCGCACGAGATTCCCGCGCTTGTCGAGCACCGTATCGGCCCCCAGAATGGTGGCCTCTGCGTCGCTGACATCCATCTCGACCCCGCGGCGAAACAAGCGCCCATTGAGGACGTAGCGTTCGCCGCCGTTCACCAACACTGCTTTTCCCATGACTGGCTCCACTCCTCCGCGCCGCGCGACTTAGACTGCGGCGACGTTCTGTACGAGCACCGTGGCTTCGGACTCCTCGATCTTCACGTCCATGCGGAGCGTGACGACGATGAGGTAGACGCGCTCCTGGATGATCTTGTCCGTCTCGACCATCACCTCGCGGTGGAACCCGACGAGGATGTTCTTGGGGTCGAGGAAGAGAATCTGGTCTGACGGCATGAGCGCGACCGGGGCCACCGGAGTCCCGAAGGCGTACACCGGAGCCATGCCCGTGATGAGCGAGTCGCCCAGGCCCGTCTGGCGATCGGCCAGCGTGTCACGGTACTGGGTTTCGTTGTCTACGCTCGTGTAGAACCTCATGCTTTGCTTCTGGCGTAGGAAGCGATCCGGCATCGCCTTGTTGGAATCGCGGAAGAGGGTCTTCGAGATCGAGGCCCCGTTCGCGTTCACGGTCGCGCCGTTCGTGGCGACGTTCTTGAGCACGCCGTCGAGAGACGCGAGATACACGTCGCCCACGGTGTTGGTGTCGCCGAGCAGCACCAGCTCTTCGATGTCGAGCGCCACGCGCTCCGCGATGAGTTCCATCACGGTGTCGGAGAAGTTCTGCCGCTCAACGTTGTCCTCCAGGACTTCGTACGGGAGCCGGACTTCGGCGAGGAACTCCTTCGTGTCGAGCGTGACCTTGCCCGTGGTGGGCTTGGCACGATCAGCCACGACGAGGTTACGCGGATCACGCGCCGACTCGAAGCCGGTGCGCAAGATGCGCGTCCCGAAGCCGACCTTGTTGATCTCGCGCTTCGGTGAGGACATGGATACTGTCCGCGCCTCGTTCACGATCGTGGGCTGGTCGATGATCTTCCTGAAGAAGATGTTCGACTGCTCGGTGTTGAGTAACCCGCCGTTGCTGCCGCCTGAGAGATCGGCCAGCGCTGTGTCGGCCTTCTGGACCGCCAGTATTTCCGCGTTCGTCATGTCCCCCGCCTCCTCGCCTCTTCCGCTGCCCCGTTGACTGAACCGGGCCGTACTGTGGTCTTACGCCTGCGCCGAACGTCGTCCCCAGGGGAACGCCGAGTCGAATGTCGTGTCGGTCTTGCGCGCGATACCCTCTTCGAGGACGCGCCGCTCTTCCGGGACGATCCCGCGTCGGGCCGGCACCCGGCCTTCGAGCTTGTCGAGACGCCCTTCGAGGCTCTTCTGCACCGTGTCGAGCGCCGCGAGCACCGGGGCGAGACTCGCGTCGAGTTCCGCCTTGCGCGCGACCGTGGCCTCTTCGGCCTTCTTGGCCTTGTCGGCCTCGTCGCACGGATCGGCTTCGTCCTTGGGTGTCTCGGCGTCTGCCGCCGCGGCCGGCGCCTTCTCCCACGGCTTGCC